AGAGGAAAAAGTAATGGTTGAACCAAGTGATAACCTACAAGCAGTTTTTGAACGTGCAATTGAAACTGCCAAAAAATTACATCACGAATATCTAACCATCGAACATTTATTGTTTTCGATGCTAGCAGATGAGAGTTTTAGTAGTGCTGTTCAGGGCTACGGTTCAAATGTAGACGATCTTAGAACTCAACTACAAGACTATCTACAAAATAAATGCACCGAAATCACAGTTGCCGATGTAGTAGTTAAACCTAAAAAGACGCAGGCTGTCGAACGTGTACTCAATCGTGCATTTACACAGGTCTTGTTTAACGGTCGTCAGCGTATTGAACCTACAGATGTTTTCCTTGCCATGATGGGTGAGAAACGTTCATGGGCTCAATTCTTTATTCAGCAAGCCAACATCGACAAAGATAAGTTTAATGAATACGTAAACAATGCTATTGAAGATCCCGAAGAAGAATCCGGGCCAGGCGATAGTGGAAGTAATCGAGCATTGGCAGCCTTTACTACTAATCTAAACGAAGCTGTTAAAAAAGACAAAATTGATCCGGTGATCGGTCGCGTAGATGAGTTAGAAAATATTGCTCTTGCGTTAGGTCGTCGCAGTAAAAACAACGTGATCCTTGTCGGTGACCCAGGTGTCGGTAAGACAGCTATTGCAGAAGGACTTGCATTTAATATTGTCAAAGGTGCAGTTCCAGATTTCCTAAAGGATTATACTGTTTATAATCTAGATATTTCAGCTATGCTAGCTGGATCTAAATATCGCGGCGACTTTGAAGAACGTTTCAAGCACGTTATCAAAGCATTGCAAAAGAAAGGTAAGACTGTGCTGTTCATCGACGAGGCACATATGATCTCTGGCGCAGGATCTGCTAGCAACTCTGCTAACGATCTCGCTAACATGATGAAACCTGCTCTAAGCAAAGGCAATATTAAAGTTGTAGCTTCAACTACATGGGAAGAATATCGCAAGCACTTTGAAAAGGATCGTGCATTGATGCGTCGTTTCCAACGTATTACTGTTGACGAGCCAACCATGGAAGTTACCAAGCAGATTCTTAAAGGTATCAAGAAGTACTATGAAGGCTTCCACAATGTTAAGATCCGCGATGATGCAATCGATGCGGCTATTAAACTGTCTATCAAATATCAAACAGATAAGAAACTACCAGACAAGGCTATTGACTTGATCGATGTTGCTTGCTCACGCTTCAATTTAAAATTGGCGGATGAACGTATTATCGGTGAACGCGAAGTACAATTTGAACTTGCTAAAATGATTCAAATGCCAGAAGAAAAGATCATGGAAACTGAATCTAGCAGTATTGCTACGTTACAAACTAATCTTGAAAAAGAAGTGTACGGTCAAGATATGGCTTTAACTGAAATTGTAGATAAGATCATTGTTGCCCAAGCAGGTCTTAAATCAGAGAATAAGCCTGTGGGATCATTTGTGTTTATGGGCCCGACAGGCACTGGTAAGACTGAAACTGCTAAAGCATTGAGTAAACACTTGGGTGTCAAATTGCTACGTTTTGATATGAGTGAGTATCAAGAGAAGCACAGTATTAGTAAGTTGATTGGTAGTCCTCCGGGATATGTAGGCTTTGAAGAAAATGCCGGGCAGTTGATTACCAGTATCCAAGAGTCGCCTAATGCTGTACTGTTGTTAGACGAAATTGAAAAGGCACATCCAGACGTTATGACTGTGTTGTTGCAGGTAATGGACAATGGTGTTATTACCGGATCAAACGGCAAGTCAGCAGATTGTCGTAACTTGATCCTTATTCTTACTACTAACGCTGGCGCACAATCTGCTGAAAAGAATGCGATTGGCTTTGGCGCACAGGAAAAAGACTACAGCGATGCAGATTTGAAGAAGTTCTTAACTCCAGAGTTCCGTAATCGATTGGACGGCATTGTAACATTCAAGAAACTTTCCAAAGAAACAATGGTCAAGATCGTTAATAAATTTATCGACGAACTTAAAGATCAAGTTAAAGACAAAGGTATCCGTATTAAAATTAATAAGGATGCAGTTGAATGGTTACTTGACAAGGGCTTTGATTCTAAGATGGGTGCTCGTCCTCTACAACGTGTCATTGACAAGGAAATTAAACGTAACCTTGCTAAGATGATGTTGTTTGGAGAACTAAAGAATGGCGGTTGGGCTACTATTACATTAGATAATGATCAGCTCGTAATTGTGGCCAAAGCAAAAGAATCTAAAGTTCCATTGCTAACCGTAGATGCTACTACTCCATTAGTTGAAATAACAGATGCAACTTAAAACAACTACTAAGTTATTTAGGGGAACATACCAATACAAAATAGTGTTGGTATGTTCCGGTGCAACTTGGTTTCGTAGTGGTAACATGGCTGATACACTAGTACAGCTACAACATTCTAATCCTGAAAACAAGGCATTATACAGACCTAATCATATTAAAACCAAAGAAGATTTTGATTACGCATGCGGTCTAGCATTACAGCTTCAAAAAATGAAAGATTTAGATATACGTGTCGAAAGTCCTTGGATCAGTATCTATTCAAACAATAAAAAAGATATAACAACACTAACTAATTTAGATAAAGATCGAGTAAAATACATTTGCTCTCCTGCGCCAAACACTACGCTAGACGAAGATACTATAATTATGCCTAAAATGGACTATGATTATCGTATTACACTAGGTAAAACTACACAAGAATATCAAGCATTTGTTGAATGGGCTGAATCAAATCCTAAATTAAAACTAACTAAAAGCTGTAAAAAAGACCTACTTAGAACTAGGACTTGGGGTGGTAAACACTTTTACCTAACTGGAGATAAGAATTTACTCTTGGCTAAAATGCATCTAGGCGGGTGCATTGCCAAAGTCGAGCGCATCGTTAAAAGCTAAAGCGATAAATACTCTAACCGCAGAGATTTCTGCTGATTTATTAAAACGGGCTTAAAAATGCGTATAAACGAACTATTCGAAGGTAATTTATTTAAAGATGAGGATTTTGTGTCCCCTAAAGAAGGTGGCGGGCGTGAAATCAACTATGATATCGTAGACGATTTAACGCATTTTATGCATCACGATGATCACGCATATCGCCGTCACTTGTATCCTATTATTGCTAGATTCTTAGATCTAAGAGAAAGAAAGATTACTCCTAAGGCTAGTATTTTTAAACCAGCGGCAGAACAGTGCTATGAGGTCTATACAAAAAAATTCCCTATTCGCGAATTGCCCGATCATATAGATAAAGAACTTTGCGAAAAAGTATGCAATAAACTACATGAAGAGATCCTCGACCATATTGCTGATGGCAAGTACAAGGATTAAACATGTTATTGCGCGAGCTGTTTGTTAAAATAAAACCTATCCTCATTGAAGGCGGCAATGCTGAAGTAGATGATTTTGCTGATCCCAATGTCAAGCATCGTGCCGATAGGATAGATTTAGCTGTACACAATCGTACACACGTAGTTGGAATACTAGATCAAGTGTTGCACGGTATTAATAATGCCTTCGAAGCACAAAATAGTACTCCGTTGTGGAATCCACGACTATTAAAGAGTAAAGAGTTTCTAGGTGGATCGTCATTACATTTCTTTAATATCGGTCATATATCCGACGAAGAGTTTTTAAAAGTTAAACCTGTTATTGGTGATATTGACACCCAATGTGATAGAAATTTAGAACCACAAGTTAAACATTTCTTAACAACACATCACGGACATCAAGTGGGTCCTTCAAAATTATTAGGATTTAGCAATAACGGCGGACAATTTAATGCCTTATTTGAAATAACATCAAACCATTTCCCTGTTAAGGTACAAGTAGATTTTGAATTTGGAGAGTACGATCAAAAGACCAATGCGCCCACTGATTGGTATAGATTTAGTCATAACTCTGAGTGGAATGACCTAAGTGCTCAGGAAAAAGGCAAGAAAGATGGTAGCGGAGCAGTTAACGGTATTAAAGGTGTGTTCCACAAATATCTGTATCGAGCATTGGCTAGGGCTACAACAAGTACCAAGTATGTTCAGATGAAGACCAAACTTAAAGGTCCTATTACTGACAACAATTATTCATTTGCTGTCCACGGAGTTACTGGCGGCGGATTTAGTGAAAAATATCAGGATACTGGTCGTACAGAAAATGGTATTCCAGTTATGATGGAAATTCCAACGAAGGATCGTCCATATATACAAGACCTAGGTGAACAATTTTTTAAATTCTTTGGACACCATCCTAGTAAACAAGAAACCGAAAAGCAAAAGAGTTTTATCGGAACTATTGAATTGATGAATCAGTATAAGACTCCTGAAGAAAATCAAATTGCAATGGACGCATTTATTCAATTGTGTTTTGAAGTAGGCACACAGATGATTAACAGAGACGATCCAGAAGGTGATCGCGCTGTTAAGATGTCTGCTATTAACTACGCACTTGCCCATCTTAAACTAACTGATAAGAAATCTTTAGCCACTAAAGCACAGACTATGTCTACTGAGTATGAAGAAGAGTATCATGAAGTAGAGCAGTACAAAGCAGAACATCCTGAAGAACGTCAGCCAAGGGCACAAGTTACAAAAATACGTGCGGCTCGTAATGCTAGTCGTCCGCTATCTGAAGCAGAAGAGCCAGCAGTTAAGGCACAACTACGTAAAGGCATGCCACACTTGCATGACCTAAAGGCTCCCGACTTTTTAGATTTGTTAGATGAACTACACGACGGTAATGGTAATTTTAAATTACAAAATATTCCTTTAAACGTTAAGGTAGATGGCTTTGGTGGACGCTTTGGTAAGAACGCAGAAGGCAAGCCTTTCATGGGTACTAGCCGTACAGAACCACGTTATACTCCGGGCTTCTTAGACTATCACAAACAAAAAGGTACACAAGATCCGGATATATTAGGTCGTGCTAAATTATTTGACGATTTATTTTACGAAATGATGAAGGCTGTTGAACTAGTTGATAGTAAACTAGGTCCAGATTTTTTAGTAAACAAACAGGTAACTTGTGAAGTATTATTCCTACCTTTTGCCACAGAAACAGATGAAGGTCGATTAAAATTTGTAGGTATTCACTATGACAAACTACCTGAAGGTGTACAACTAGCACTAGTTCCATTCCACATTGTGCAAGCTGATACTGGAGAACAGTTACCTGATGCTGATCAATACATTAACAAAATGCTAAGTGTTGGACAACAAGGTAGTGTTATGTTTGTTAACAATAGACTTGTACAAAAACAAGGTTTAGACGTAACTGAAATTATTAATGTGTTAGATAACATTAATGAACTAAAACAAATAGTTAGTGATACTGCCGGTAAGCGTGACCGTGCTAGTCAACAATTAAAACGTGAAGTAGAAGAAAAACTACAACCCATTAAGATTGAATTAGAAAAAGCTATTATCAACGATCCTAATATTGTTGGCAAAGACATATTAGGTAAGGATTATGAAGGTATTGTTATCAACAGTCGCCTTGGTCCTATTAAAGTAACTAGTACAGAACAAAGAACGGTTATTGCTAACAAGAACGCCGCTAAAGTAGCTGCCAGAACAGAACAACCTAGAGAAAACTCTAACAAGACTGCTGTAGTTGCCATTGGATCATTTGTTGGACACAAAGGACATCAAGAGCTATGGAATTATACCGTTAAGAAAGCTCAAGAGTTAAACGGTGATCCTTATTTGTTTATTGGCAATGCAGAAGGTAAGGACGATCCCATTCCGCCGTCGATTAAAGTACAGACATGGCACAGATTATATCCGCAATACACTAATCATATGAGTACTGTTACACATGAAGGTGGCACACTACTACAAAAAATTAAACATGAATTAATTAATCCGTTACCAGGTAAACCTCCACGCTATGATAATATTGTTATTATGGTTGGAGAAGATCGAGCTAACATGAACATTGCACAAGTATTAATGAAAGCAGTTAATAAATTTGCTGGTTATGAGCATGTTAAGGCCCATTTAGAAGTTACTCCCCGTGGACAAGGTGTAAGCGGAACTGCTCTACGTAAAGAAGCTGCCAAAGGAGATACACCGGAAGCAATGGAGTTTTGGAGAAATGCATTTAATAGCGGATCATTTGGTGCAAAACCTTTAGATGACGGTTGGATTAAACATCTTATGGACGTTACACGCAAGGGCATGGGTATACATCATGTTCAACATGATCCTGCTCAACATAAGCAAACTCCGCTACCTGCAGAACCGGTAAATATAAAAGAAGCAAACAACTGGATTAGAAGATATGCGAGCAAGTGAATTTACACGTAAAAAATTAGCAGAGGGAGATGTTCCATACGCAGGTAAAGGGGCTGAAGAACTCCACCACGTGCATATTCAAGCACTAAAGAATGCCATGAGTGTTCCTAACATTAGTATGAACAAGGCTAACGGCAGTCCATATATGCAATATAGATTTGGTCTTGCTATGGCCAATCCAAATATGGAACGTGCAGGTGCTATGAGCGGAGATCCATTAATTACTGCCTATACTGAAGAAGATTTACAAAAAGTCAAAGATGCGGCTAAAGCATTAGGTGCTGGCGCTATTACTCATTTATCAGACGGTGTTAGTAACGAAGCAGAGGGCGGAAATAAAGTTAGCCCTGTTAGAAAACAAAAGAAAAACAAATACGGTGTATAATGAGAGCTAAAGAATTTACTATTCTTAAAGAAGATGATGGTGATACAAGTTCATCTGGCAATGGTGGTAATACCAGTGGCGGTACTAGAGGAAAACTACATCAGAATCATTTTGATAGTATCCCCGACTTAAAATCTTATCCAGATTTACCTAGTCACTACTATGATATGTATAGACTAGGAGTACATATGGCTGGCAGCCCTGATAAACAAAATATGGCTCGATTAGGTCCCAGCGGTAACGAATTTGTTACCTCAGCATTTACCGACGCAGATGCAGCCATTACCAATGCTAGTAGAAAAGCAATGGGGTTAAAACAAAGATCTATGAGTTCTAAAGGTAGTAGAGAATCAGATGATGTGCATAGAGTAAGTCCTGTGGCAAAAAGAAAAACAAACAAATACGGTGTATAATGAGAGCAAAAGAATTCATTGTTGAGCGATCTGGCAAACCACATGAACAGCACGATGCTGTTCATCAGGGATTTAGTCGTCAACGTGATCCCGGAGGTTGGTTTCCTAGCTATCATCAATTAAGAACTGGCATGGCACTAGCTATGGCTGATGGTAGTAAAGAAAAATTAGACCTCGATCACGAAAGCTGGATGGGGACTATGTGGACTTTACATCCATATACAGATAAAGAGCACGAAATGATTCAACAAGTTCATAGTGCTATTCCTACAGAATATCATCAAGTACGCCCTCGTACTCCAAGCAAAGAACCAGATGATGTACATCGAGTAAGTCCAGTGGCTAACAAGAAAAAGAACAAATACGGTATATAATGGATGAAATAGCACGTCTTAAGAAGTTAGCGGGCATTAACGAGTTTAAAGGCCTGCAACCTTACGGTGCTAGCAACATTAGTATAACTGGTACAGAAAAAGCAGTAATAATGCGTGAGCGAAACATACAGCCAGGAACAGAAGAATGGTTTAAGTTGTGGTTTAGTTTACCTAAATTTATGAATGGCGAACGTGCAGTTGGCACCGGATTCCGAGGAATTAAAAAATGAAATTGCGTGAACTAATATCAGAAGCTCCTAGAGTATATAAACAACCAGATACTGATTTGCAAAAAGGTGAACGTGTACACGTTGATCTAAGTAAAGAAAAAAATTATCCAGGTGGTCACACACATCGCACTGGTAAAATAGCATGGGTTGGTCAAAAGGGTGTTACTATTCATCCCGATGATGGTGGTGAAAAAGAATGGCATCCTTTTAAGATCGTTAAGAGATTGAATGAAGCAGGCGATGCAGGCGGAACAACTTCTAGTGCAATTACGTCAGTGCCAAATCCGCATATAGCAATAGGTAAGAAACGTGGTAATAAATCATACACTGGAACACCTGGTCATAGTGGAAAACACGCACCTAAGCCACCTAAAATAGTACAGCCTAAAAATAAAGACGGCACAGCTAAAAACGGTGCCGATTTAAAGGGTACTAGCTTATTCGGCGGACCGGCTTTAAAACGATAAATATAATAAGATAACGGAGTTATAAACATGCCAGATTTAGATCAATTAGACCCTGCAATGGGACAAGAACAACCTGAAGCAGGTGGTGAAATACAGCATCCTTTAGAATTGCCTCCAGAAGAAAAGGAGCATCAAGGTAAAATGGCTAAAGCTGATTTATTTAAATTAGCTACATATTCACATAAATTGTTCAAACAATTACATGATGAAGATCAGTTAGAAGCATGGGTACAGGCTAAAATTACCAAGGCTGCTGATTACATGGCTAGTGTTTATCATTACCTAGAATATGAAATGAAGTTCACTGAATACGGACATCATTTAGATAACAGCGATACCCTAAGCGAAGGACAAAAACAAGTTCTAAAAAATCGCCTAATGGAAGCTAAGAACAAAATGAAAGAGCTAAAGAAAGCTCAAGCTGAAAAGATCAAAGAAGAAAAGTCATCAACTGGTGGAGAGATTAGTCATCCAAAACCAGGCGTAACTCGTCATACACATAATCCAGATCGTTTTACCGATGAGCCACATGCAGAACCTGCAAGTAAGGCTAAATCACGTTCGGCTGCTGAAAAGAAAGATGAAAAAGCAATGGACAAGGCAGACGAGAAAGAAAGCAAAGCATGGGGGAAAGCTAACCCAGGCAAGCAAACTATCATGAAGGGTGGAGTTAAAACTACCAACGAAATGTTTAGTGATGACGATAAAGTTGGTGCAAAGAAAAAAACAGCACACGGTACTGCTACAAAAACATCTACTGGCCTAAAACATGATCGTGATTACGGCGATGATGATGATGCTGAGTCAGCTAAAGAAAGATCAGCACACAAACAAGCTACCAAATACGCCAGCAAAAAGATGGAAGAAGCCAAAGATAAAAAAGCTAAAAAAGACTGGGATCAAGATGGTAAAATTGAATCTGGCAAAGATGAATATTTAGGTAGTAAAATCCGTGCCGCTAAGAAAGCTGGTAAAATGGACGAAGCTAAAAAATGTTGCTGTGAAGAAAAAGGCAAAGCTAAATGCCCAGTACATGGTCCAAAGAAAACAGTAGATGAAAGTCGTGTAAAAGATCATCATGCTGACCTAGTGCATGCGGCCGCTATTGTTGCCGGATTGAAACGCCGTAAAGATATGCCTAAGAATTCAAAACAATCTCAACCAGAGATGGATGCAGGAATGGATATGGACATGGGTGGAGAAGAAATGGGCGGTATGCCAATGATGCATCAAGAACCAGAACGCTACGTACATCCAGATGTTAAAAAGAAATTAGAAAAATACGGAAAAGAAACTGAAGCTATGGCTGCGGCTGCTCGTCGTATTAATAGTAAAGATGCATCTAGCGAGTTTCAAGAAAGTGCTAAACCAAGTGCTGGACTAAGTGCCGCTAAAAAGTCTGCGACTGTTAAAGCCGCTAAGAAAGGCGAAGACATTGGTAAGCCAGGTAAAGGTTTTAAAGCTCTTGCAAAGAAAGCAGGTGGTGGTGAGAAAGGTGAGAAGATTGCCGCAGCCGCTATGTGGAAAAACATTAAAGAAACTACTGCTTACATGATGGAAAAGAAAGCCGCTAGTAAGAAAGACCTTCCAGGCAATCAAGAAAAAATCGATGTAGATCATGACGGTAAAATTGAAGCAAGCGATTTAGCTAAATTACGTGCTAAGAAAGAAACTAAAGAATCTACTGATTTTACACGTATGCAAGAACAAATGGCTCGACTAAATCGTACTGAGCAACCGATGATTGCAGAATCACGTGAAGTTGATCAAATTCGTGCATTAACAAAACGCCTATTGGGATAATCCGATGGACATGAAACGCATACTACAGGCGATGGATGGCGTGGCTACACAACCTGTAGTTGGCGCTGATAGCATGGCTAAGTTTTTATCTATTGTAGACAAAAACGCCAATGTGCAAATTTTGCAAGAAGGTAGTCCTCATAAAGTAACATTGCCTGTACAAATGGCCATGCAACACTATCAACAACCAGAAGTTCAACAAAAAGTTATTGAACGTAAATCAAGTTTACTCAATAAATTCTTTACAGAAGTTGAACAAGAATTTGCAGAAGAGCAAACTCAAAAACGTCAACTGATTAATCAATATGCTAGCGTCATTGCAGAACGTGTAATGATGAAAGAATCTAAACAACTAGACGAAAAAAGTACTAGTGAAAAACAAGCTCGCTTTATGGCAGCGGCCGCACATGATCCTAAGTTTGCAAAGAAAGTAGGAATGAAGCAAAGTGTTGCTAAAGAATTCAACAAAGCCGATACTGGTACTAAGCAGTTAAGCAATGCTATGAAGCATAAAAAGAACGTTAAAGAAAATGAAATTCCAGGGCATAGTATGGGATTCACTGGCGGAGTAGGTCCAGGGCTACAAAGTAATGCACCAATGGAAGATGCCGCATCTACTATGCATCCTACTCGTCGCTATCGTATGATGCGTCGAATTAGTAAAAAAGCAGGAATTGATTTAAGTCATTTAGAACTTGCCAGCGATGACGAACTGCATCATTTGTATAAACAGCATGGTCTAGCAGAGATGGCTGTAAATTTTAATAAAGATAGTCCGTTAGACAGCGAAATTATTAATCACAAAGGTGTTAATCCTGCCAGTATTAGAACACGAATGGCACGAGCTGGAAGGCAATTAACCGAGTTAGCAGAAATGGCCAAGAGTGATGATCCTCGTATTTGGCAGCATTTAGCTAATCTATTCCCAGAATTAGAAATGAACATTGAGCAAGTTCGTCACGGTATAGAGCAGTTAGCAGAAATTAAATCTAAAGGTGGAAGACGAAGCGTAAATATTCCAAGTGGGCTACGTGAAAACGAATTACCTAAGCCACCTCAAAAAGTAAAAACAATTAAAGCAAAGAAAAAAACAAGTGTTTGTAAGACCGGACAAGTACAAACAGGTATGCAACCTAAAGATGGAAGAATGGTCCCTAAATGCTCAGTTAGATAATAGGAACAAAAATGAATATTAGAGACTTAGTCAATAGACTTGATATTATAGAAAATGTAAGATTAGATGAAACAGCAATGGCCGACATCTTGGCTGCCGTTAAAGGTACTGAAAATGATGAGGCCAAGCGTTTTCAAATTCTAGCACAGCTAGCACAAAAATATCAAGTTCCCGGATTATATGATCCAATAGGTGGAGGCTTTGTAACTAATCAAGGTCAAAAAAATATGTTCCCGGCTAGCAAGGATGTTGACTACATGCTGGCAAGTAAAGGTCTATTACCAAGAAAAGCTCAAACATCATCAATGTTTGGACGCCTAACCGGCTATAGTGGCGATGAATATGACCAAGGCATTCAAAGCATGAGTCAAAAAGTTGATGCAGATGCAGGGTCAGAAGAATTTGTTCAACAACATCTTAAGGCAGTTTACGATTTAACTGACAAACTTGAAGCAACTCTTACAGCACCTAAGCCAGCAACGCCAACAGGTAGCGCGGCATTAGATCCTGCAAAGAACCCAAATCCAGCAACTAATATCCCAGGTGGTCCGGGTGTTGTCCCAAGTAATACTACAAAATCAGGGCAAGCCAGTGAAAGTATTAGCATTTCAAAATCTCTACTTGAAAGTTTTGGGTATGAAGATAATCAAATTGACGAATACAGTATGCAGGATTTTGGCAATGATGTTAGCGACACAGCACGTGGAGCTGAACAAGGGCTCACGTTTGGTTTTGGTAACAACATTAACGCAGGTGTTAAGAGTCTGTGGAATGGTACAAAATACAAAGATGAATTAAGTAAAGAATATGATGCAGATGCCGCGGCACAAGCACGTAGTCCTAATCTATACAAAGCCGGCGAATATACTGGTATGGCGGCACCATTTTTAATTCCAGGCGCAGGCATGGCAAGTGCCGCAATTCGAGGTGCTGGGAAATTAGGTGCAAGAGAACTAGCCGCATTAGCCGCAAAAAAGGCCGCAAGTGCCGGTGCAAAAGCCGTTGCTAATCCAGGCGCAACTGCGGCAGGTGCCGCTAAATTTGCAGGCAAGACTGGATTAGGAGTTGGTGGGTTTATGGCAGCCGATGCTGGTCGTAAGGCTATCGATGCCGCACAACTAGCTAGCGGTGGAGATCAAAAGTTAGCACAGCTACAACAAACCATGGGATTAAAACCCGATGGTAAATTAACTCCGCAAACTAAACAAGCTATTATATCATACCAACAACAATATAAATTAAAACCTACTGGTATTCCAGATGCCGCAACATATAACTTTGCAGGTATTTCAGAAAGCAAACCACAATCATTAGCAGAAAGTATTGCAAGTCTTCGTGACCGGTTAGCTGAAATTGAAACTGCTAAACCTGAGACACATGATATATGGGTTTACCTAGATGAAAGCACTAATACGTTATATGATGAAGAAGGATATGAAATCCTTAATGCCGAAGAATATTTAAGAGAGAATGTATTATTTGAAAAAGCTGGTGAAGCCGCGGCTGTCGATAGTGCATTAGATCGTGCGGCACCGGGACTAGCAAGTCGTTGGGGCAATTATATACAAAGCGGATTAAGAAATGGCTGGAACAAATTAAGTAGTCTATGGGGCGGAAATGCAGAAAAGGCTGCGGCTGGTGATGCTAATGCCGCTAAAACAACTACAACTACACCAACAGCAACTCCTCCAACAGGTGCGCCTGCTGGTGCTCCAGTAAACCCACCAGTTGGCACTATTGTAAAAGATGCGCAGTCTGGCATAAATTATAAATGGGAAGGTGGTCGTTGGGAGCCTGAAACTAAACCAGGTTCAGGTCGATATAATATGCATGGAAAAGATGCGCAAGGTAACAGAGTCGACAGCGCAACTCTGGGCAAAGGTAAAACCAATGCACAAGCAGAGGCGCTACACAAACAATATCAAGCTGAATACGAAGCCGCAAGCAAAAAGCCAGGTGGCGCGGCGGCTTGGATCAAAGCTAATCCTAAAAAGGCAGCGGCTATTGGTTTGATTACTGCCGGAGCTATCGGAGGAGCCACATTATATGCCAATAGCGGTAGTGATGGTAACACTAATACTAACCCTAATACTAGCACAACTACAACTACACCCTCAACCGATAAGCCACCAGAGCAGGCACCGTTGGCAACTGAACCAACTCCAGATCAATTAGAGTTAATTAGACAGTTACAGGCAGAAATGCAACAAATTGCTGAACTAGGTGGATCACACGAAAACGAAATCGCAAGAGCAAATTCTCAAGCACAAAGATTAATCGATAAGATTATGAATGGTAAATCTGTTCCTCCGGCTAATACTGGTGCGCAACAAGGTGCAATGCCGTCGACCACACAACAGCAACAACCAACAGGCCCAACATTTACACAACGAGCAACATATACTCCAACAGTGGGTGATGTTCGAGCTAATTTGGCGGCCAACGGTACTCCACAACAATAATCAAAATGGCAGATTAATTCTGCCATTTTCACCACTAAAATTTCTTAGTGGTTGCATTAACACAATAAGTAGTATATAATAGGCAATATAGGAGATATTTTATGTCAGGTAGAAATTATGGCGCAGAAGAAAAGGCAAAATTAGAAAGATTGATTGCTGAAGGTTCTACAGTACTTCGCGAAATTGAAGACTTACAAGTAGGCTTAAAAGAAACAGTTAAAGCAGTCGCTGAAGAATTACAAGTAAAACCAAGCGTTATTAATAAAGCTATTAAGATTGCCCACAAAGGTGATTGGCAAGCCTATAATGAAGATTGGGAAGAAATTGAAGCAATTTTGGATATCACAAAACGTATCTAATAAATATTGTTGCGAAAGGTTAGCTGGCCATAAACAGCACAAAGGTATTTGCAAGCCCTAAATTGCATGGAGAAGAAAATTTATGTCTTATGTAGACGCATGGTTTGACCGCGAGAATGACATCATTAAAGTGGTTGAACGCAATAAGAAAGGTGAACGTGAGTTTCGTGACATACCTGTCAAGCACACGTTCTACGTCAAAGACCCTAAGGGCAAATATCAATCAATATACGGTGAACCATTATCACGTATTGTCTGTAAGAACACAAAAGAACTGCGTAAAGAACAGGCCATTAATAGTGGTAAGGAACTTTACGAGTCGGATATTAATCCAATCTTTGTAACACTAAGTGAACACTACTTAAATCAAGATGCTCCTAAACTAAATGTAGCATTTTTCGATATTGAGGTAGACTTTGATCCAGAACGTGGCTATGCTAGTCCAGACGATGCGTTCATGCCAATCACTGCGATCGCTGTCTACCTGCAATGGTTAGAAACTATGGTATGTCTAGCTATTCCTCCAAAGACTATTACTATGGAGCAGGCTAAAGAAATGGTCAAGGACTTTCCTAATACCTACTTGTTTGATAACGAAGCAGATTTGCTAGACATGTTTTTAGATCTAATCAAAGACGCAGATATATTAAGTGGTTGGAATTCAGAAGGCTTTGATATTCCTTATACCACAAATAGAGTGACAAAAGCATTATCTAAAGAAGATACACGCCGTTTTTGTTTGTTTGATCAATTCCCTAAACGTCGTGAATATGAAAAATATGGACGCAACGCTGTTACCTATGATTACATTGGTCGCGTACACTTGGACTATCTTGAACTGTATCGCAAGTACACTTATGAAGAACGCCACACCTATAGACTAGATGCTATTGCCGAATATGAACTAGGCGAGCGTAAAACACAGTACGAAGGCACGCTGGATCAATTATACAACAACGACTTTAAGACATTCGTTGAATATAACATCAATGACTGTATGCTTCTTGAAAAATTAGACAAGAAGTTAAAATTCATGGATCTTGCCAATACACTGGCGCATGAAAACACAGTATTGCTACAAACTACAATGGGTGCGGTAGCCGTAACTGAACAGGCTATTATTAATGAAGCTCATCGAAGAGGATTTATTGTACCTAATCGTGTTAAGAAAGACGATAGAGAAGACAGCAATGCCGCAGGTGCGTATGTTGCATATCCTAAAGAAGGCATTCAGGATTGGATTGGCTCATTAGATATTAACTCATTGTATCCAAGTGCCATTAGAGCACTCAACATGGGGCCAGAAACTATTATTGGTCAACTACGTCAAACAATGACAGATGACTATATCGAAACACAACAGGCCAAAGGTAAATCATTTGCCGCGGCGTGGGAAGGTGTATTTGGCAGTTTAGAGTATACTGCTGTAATGAATCAAGAGATTGGTACTGATATTACCATCGATTGGGAAAATGGCGACAGCGATGTACTAAGTGCCGCCGAAGTTTATAGACTTATCTTTGAAAGCAATCAGCCTTGGATGCTTTCAGCGAATGGTACTATCTTCAACCATGAAAATGAAGGTGTAATTCCGGGGCTATTGAAAAGGTGGTATGCAGAACGCAAGGAAATGCAGGCCAAATTAAAAGATGCAATTAAAGCAGGAAATAAAGTTGAAGAAGAATACTGGGACAAACGACAACTCGTTAAAAAAATTAATCTTAACAGTCTTTACGGCGCTATTCTTAATTCAGGCTGTAGGTTTTTCGATAAACGAATCGGGCAAAGCACCACGCTCACAGGACGCCAAATTGTTAAACATATGGCGAGTAAAGTAAACGAGATCATTACCGGCGAATACGATTATAGAGGAAAGGCAGTTATATATGGTGACACTGATAGTTGTTATTTTAGTGCTTATCGCACTCTACAGAAGGACATTGAAGCCGGGAGCATCCCGTGGACAAAAGAAACAGTAATACAACTGTATGATACGATTGGTGATGAAGTCAATACAACATTCCCGCAATTCATGCTAGACTCATTCCATGTACCTAAATCACGTGGAGAAGTTATTAAAGCTGGTCGCGAAATTGTCGGTAGCAAGGCCTTATTCATTACTAAGAAGCGTTATGCAGTATTGTACTATGATAAAGAAGGTAAACGCAGTGACGTTGATGGCAAACCTGGTAAGATAAAGGCCATGGGCTTGGATCTCAAACGTAGTGATACGCCGGAATTTATTCAGAACTTCCTAAGTGATGTTTTGGAAATGGTTCTTATGGGCAAGCCAGAACAAGAAGTACTAGATCATATTAGTGATTTCCGTATCCGCTTCAAAGCTCGTCCAGGTTGGGAAAAAGGTTCGCCTAAACGTGCTAATAATATTACGGAATACGAAGCTAAAGAAAAGAAAGCTGGTAAGACTAACATGCCTGGACACGTTCGTGCCAGTATCAATTGGAATACTCTAAAACGCATGTATCAAGATAAGTATTCCATGGCTATTACAGACGGTGCTAAAGTAATCGTTTGTAAACTTAAACCTAACCCATTAGGGTTTACATCAGTAGCTTATCCAGTAGATGAGCTTAGATTGCCGCAGTGGTTCAAAGATTTACCATTTGATCACGCTGAGATGGAGCAAACCATCATTGATAACAAGTTAGATAACTTGATTGGAGTTCTAAAGTGGGACGTAGCGAGCACTGAGGAAAAAAATACATTTAACAGTTTATTTGAGTTTTAATATGAGAAAAATTATAATTGCAGGATATGGGTTTGTTGGCAAGGCTGTTGCCAATGCCATTGATCAAACAAATACAGTATACCTTGTTGATCCAAAAATAAGCGAGCAAACAGTAAAAGATTATCCACTAGCCGAAGGTGTGATTATCTGTGTAGGTACTCCTAGTACTGAAACAGGAGAGTGCGATGTAAATCAAATTTATCAAGTAATGGATACAGTACCAGTACACATACCGGTATTACTTAAATCCACAGTACCGCCGAACTATCTAGAAAGACTATTGGTAAACTATCCAGATCATAGCATTTGCTATAGTCCAGAATTTTTACGTGCGGCTACAGCTAACAAAGATTTTGCTGAATCCAAGTATATGGTAGTCGGCGGTGAAGATCCGGAAGGATTTTGGCAAACGTTGTTTCAAGAATCATTGGCAAATTGCAAATTATTCTTTAATGTTAGTATTACAGAAGCTAGCATGATCAAATATGCCACTAACTGCTTCCTAAGCGTTAAGGTTGCGTTTTTTAATCAACTATATGATATGTGTCAAAAGAACGATGCTGACTATGAGCTAGTTAGACAGGTATTGACACATGATAACCGTATTGGCAATAGCCATATGCAGGTTCCCGGACCTGATGGAGAACGTGGTTTTGGGGGTGCCTGCTTCCCTAAAGACACTGATGCCTTTATCCATTATTGTGATACCTTACAAATATCGCATACATTGGTAGAATCAGCAGTAAAATACAATAAAAAGGTTAGGAAAAATCCTTGACATTGTCAAAAAAACCTATATAATAAACAAACATGGAGAATCATATGAAAGACTTTTTACAAGACCTAGTAGCACATACACACAGCCTAGGGTTTTTACCACTGGTTAAGGTAAGCGCATCTAGCAAAGAAACAATAATTGAATCAATGGCTGAAGATCGTTCAGTTATCTTAAATGCCAAGACACATAATCCAGTCGATAATCTGGAAGGCACATTCGGTATGCCTCAACTGAACAAATTAGATTTGCACCTAAAGTGTCCAGAGTACAAAGAAGGCGCAAGCATTACTGTAGTCACACAAGAACGTGACGGTGAAGACATTCCAACAGGATTGCACTTTCAAAACAGTATAGGTGATTTCGAAAACGATTATCGTTTTATGAATCAGGATATTATTAATGATCGTCTTAAAACTGTTAAGTTCAAAGGTGCATCATGGGAAGTAGAGTTCGTTCCTACTGTATCTGCAATACAACGTTTGAAATATCAGGCTGCGGCTCATACTGAAGAACCAGTGTTCCAAGTGTCAACTGAAGGTAGTGATCTAGTATTCCATTTTGGTGATGCAAGCACACACGCAGGATCATTTACATTCCAATCAGGAATTACAGGTAAGTTGAAACAAAAATGGTCATGGCCTGTTACACAGGTACAAAGTATATTGGCATTGTCAGGCGATATTACTATGAAGATCGCAGACGCAGGTGCGTTGAATATAACTATTGACAGTGGTTTTGCCGTATACGAATATATTCTTCCAGC